TGCTGGTCAAGGCTTGCGCCGCTGTCTACTGTGCTTCACTCGTTCCCGTTCCCATCTTTCGCACAACGTCCTGCAATGGCTTATACAGCCTCTGTGCGGCCTCTGGTGGCCTCTTATGCCCTGTTGCATACATGCGGCTTGTAAGCGGCCTGCAGCGCCTTGTGCGGCGTGCTGTGCGGCTGTGCCTGATGTACTGCGGCGTGCTGTGCTGATAGCGTATAAATGAGGCTCTGGCATGATGCACAATAATGTATATCTTTGTATATTCGATGTATAAAAAGTATGTCCTGCATACATGGATTTATACGTTATCAGCCTCTGATATCGCCGCTGAGCGGGTTTTGCATTACTTTGTAGTCAAAATGACAGGGGATCTATACTGAAAATCCGCGTTTATCAAAGTGATTGAATATAATGCTAATTATATTTAAATTGACTACATTTATTGCATATTTGTGCATTCCAAAACGCCATCAATCAAGATAGTTTCTCCAATCGTCCCCCGGCAGTGCCATAGCTCGCGCCGTCTGCTCTTCAAGCTGTTTAAGCTGCTCTTCCGATAACTCCGGCTCTTCTCTGTTATTTGCGCTCAATATTTCTTCAAGCTCCGATCTGTTAAGTAAAGGCGATTTGTCTGGATGCGCAGGATCTGCCATTGCTGCGGCTGATGTCTGAGCAAGGCTTGAAAGCTCGTCAATCGCTGATTCCTTTGCCTGTGCAGCCTTTGCCTCTTCTGCCTGTATCTCTCTAAGCGTCTTTGTTGAATGTTCATCAAGGACATTTTTTAGAAGCTCTTCGCTCCCGGTTTCTAATGCTGTTCTAAGCCTGATTGCGTCACTGTTTGAAAGTCCAGCTCCAATGCAAGCCCGTCTCACTTTCATATACTCTTCGTTTGTCATTCGTTCTTCTTCCTTTCTCAATCAATGATTTCTGCATCGTAGTCTAAAGGGATATCTTCCTCAATATATTTTGCGATCTCTGCAGGGGACATAGTAGCCTTTATTTCTCTTGCCGGCGGTATTGCTTCAACTGTATAAGTGCGGCTGTCAGAATATCCGAAATGATTTTTCTGCAGCCAAACCGCTGCAACCGGATTGATCTTTCCGGTTATGCTCCAATCTTCCAGTAATGCGTTTAGTATCCGCTTTGCCTGTGAAATGATCTCGCCCAATTCGCCGCCCTTTTGCTCCCATTGCCACATTGTTTGCCGGCTTGTATTTAACGCCACTGCCAATAATGCAACTGTTGGGCGGGTGTCCGCTCTGGCGCATTGATCGAAAAACCATTTAACGCGGGATCTGACCTGATCCGGATTGTTTGTGAATTTCCAATCTGATAAAGTCTCTATAAACGTGATCTTTTCCGATAACTCACCCGCTGCAAGCTGTGGCGGCTGCTGTGTCGGATAATTTAACCGTTTTGCCATAAAAAATTGTCTCCTTTTTATCGAATGTCAATGCTTGTGCAGCTTACCTTTCTTCTATCTGGTATCCAACAAAACAACTTGAATACTCAAACGGCTCAATGAATCCGTCACTGTCTGGCGATAAAAACCGCGTCTCGCCGTCGTCGAATACTCCCAGTAGAAATACACGTTCTGACTTGATCTCGCCGCTATCGGTGCGATACTTCGCCATAACCCGCATATATTCCGGCAAGGTGACAACTTGTTTTATCTTCGGTTCTTGCTGCCTGCGTGGTGGATAATAATAATTTCTCGCCAAATAAATCCCTCCTTTGCTTGGTGGGGTTCTCTGGTGCTCGCAGGCGCTCAGGATCTCTGAATTGATTGTTACGGCCTTACGGCCAATATATAAACTTCTCTGACGGCCTGTATTAACTCCATCAAAGAGAAGATTCCCCGGTTTTTTCCCCTTCCCCGGTTATTTTTCTCTTTCGAAACCATACCCGGAAACCCGCATAAATACGGCATTTGTGCAAACTGTGCACGGGAAATGTGAATTTTCTATAGAGATATTGTTTCCTGAGAGCTCACATAACAAATGCACAAAATGCACATTCTTAATCAAAAGGCGTTTCGATATCCTCACTTTTTATAAAATCCGAGTATCCCATAATCACATTTCTGACGGTCTTTCCGTGGATCGTTCCAGACGTTCTGAACACCTTCTTTCTCTTCAGCTCGTCAATGAATGTCTGTTTTGACATTGGTTGAAAACCGCTTTCCATGCACCATCTATCATATTTGGGATATACTTCTGAAATTGCTATCAACTCGCCGGCAGAAGGTGTTAACACCTCTTCCAGAAATACGCCTACCCGGTCACTCTCCTGTGCAAACTCTTCACTTGCCTGTCTGATAGAGTCAGGCTCTTCAATACCTTCGGAATAATACATTTTCAAACCATCAATACACCAATTAAGGATCCCGGATTTTTCTTTTCTCAGCTTCTCCCGCAAATGTTGATCCTGTTCCTGAAATGTGAAATGATGCGGAAACTCTACAACGGCTATTCTCCCACTTGCGAATACTGTTGTATCACTGCAGGATGGCAGATAGTTGGTATTCATAATCAGACAGAATGCCGGTACAAACTCAAACTCGCTTTGATGTAAGAATCTCGCTGTGATCCTGTCCCGGCCTGTCATGGACTTTAACAATGCAGAATCTAACGGCATGCGGCGCGGGGCTTCCGATGCAACTGCAAATCTCACCCCGGCAAGCCTTGCAACGTCCCCGGATGCGCTTCTGGAATCCGTCTTTTTGATGGCAAGGGTCTCAGGCTGTACGGATGCCGCATAATCTCCAAATACTGATGAAAGAGTATCGCAGAATGTAGATTTCCCGTTCCTGCTGCTTGCTCCAAACAGGATCCAGAATCGATCTATCACGCACTCACCTAGTAAAGCAATCCCGGCTACTTTCTGTAGATATCGTTGTTTATCCCGGTCGCCCTCTGTTACTTCACTTAAAAACTGTTTCCATCTTGGACACTCTGCACCTGCATCGTATTCCGTGCCGGCCTGTTTTGATAGCAATAGTCTGGGATCATGATTTAAAAACTTGATCTCTCTACCCAAAGAAAGGACACCGTTTTTGCAATTGAATAATTCTGGCTGGGTGTCAAGCTCGTCAAGTGTGAAGAAGTTGTAGTCCCTTGCATCCTGGATGACACAATCCCTAAAGGACTTCCGTAACCACTTGCCGCAATACCGGACAAATGCTTCGTGCTGCTGCGGATCCAGATTAACATTTGCGGAATACGTCAATAAGCACTCCGAAAACAGTTTCAGGTCATGCCTTGCTGACATCCCTTCAGCGTCAAGTCTCCATATCCCGCCGCGATAATGGAACCAATCTCGGCTTGTTGTACAATAGCGGTGTTTATTCTCGAATACTTCAGCAAATAGTGCAGCACTACTTAAGTCATCTTGTCTTCGGTTCTCCGGTTTTATTTTCCGGAGTCGATACATGATATTATCCCTGATTGATAGTTTGCTCATTGTGTTTTTTCCCGCCTCCTGCTCCTGCTGGCGCTCTCGGCGCTCGGTGCTCCTGCTCCGTTACTCCTCTGCTGCAATCAAATTGACATATCTTCGCAGCTTGTCTACGCTAAAATAAACACGATCTCCGATTCTGATAATAGCGCCAGCATCTGCCGCTAGCTTCATCAGAGTGTATCTGGATGCGTGCAGATTTTCTCTTGCGGTTGGAACATCCCACAAAATAGCGTCAACCGGAATGTTGCAATCTTGCTGTTTGGTCACGGCTTTATCTCCTTTCATGTGATTGAATGATATGTTGCTTGCGTCTATTATCTCCCCCGTGGTAAAATTTGCATAGTGAGCAATTTTACAAGCAAATTTGCAATTAATTGTAGTATTTACAATTTATAAGGCGGTGGAAAGAATGAGCATTGCAAATAATGCAATTAACGTATGGGATAGAGTGCGGGAGCTGTGCAAAGAGCGTAACATCTCGCAAAAGCGCTTAGCAGAAGACACCGGGATATCAGAATCAAAAATTGCCCGGAAAACTCCACATGGTGCGGATGCCTCAGAGCTTATCATTCTGTCAGATTATTTCGGTGTTACAGTTGACTATTTGCTTGGTCGATCATCTGGTTTTGAGATAACCTGTTATCAAGATGCTGCAAGGGCTGTATTCGCCTTGGATAGTTTTATCAATTTCAGATCGGAATACAAACAATCAGAAAACAGCGAATCATTATCATTGACTATTGAACAAAGTATTCTCGCATCCAGTTTGAACACATATTTTTCAAGCAAAAAAATGCCTGCTGGATATGATCCATTTAATAATTCGTTATTAAACCAGTTGCGGAAAAAGAACCACGAAAAGCAGCTAGATATAATTCGTGCGGGTGTTATTGCGAAGCTGTCAGAAGATGATAATAAAAGAGAATTGCTGCAAGAAGATAATATGAATGATAACTTCAAATTTGAATAAAAAAGGACATTTTAAGGACATTTTTGTTTGTACTGGATCCAGCCAATACATAAAAAGAACCCCGCAAGCGTTGTACTTACGGGGATTCTTTATCGTGAGACATCGGGGACTCGAACCCCGGACAACCTGATTAAAAGTTTTAAAACTCGTTTTCTGCCTGTTTTTGTGTGGTCTCATTACATATAAAAATACTTTAAAAACAAGCTGTTTTCGGGTTTTGGCCTTCTGTCTGATTTCTTGTAGTTAAAAACAAAAAGGACATAAAAAAGGACATTTTTAAATTACTTTTTCCCGGCTTAAATACTCTTCTTTTGTGCGCTGCAAGTCTGAATCTGCGTAAACATCTAATGTTAATTGCGGGTGCTTGTGTCCCGCCAGATATTGCACAGATTTTACATTCATTCCATCATTTACCCAATTTGTAATAGCACTGTGTCTAAGGACATGAGCAGAAATTCTCGGCAATAGTTCCGGGGCTCTTTTATTCTTTTCTGCTGCCTTTATTTCTGCCTTGTTATATGAATCAATCATACGGCGTAAAAAAGTAAAAACTGAATTGTGATTTCTTGTTAATCCGTTTACCGTCAAAAATACAAAATCACTAAGTCCGTCAACGGTCTCTTTTGATCGGATCCCCAATCTCATATATACTTTCTTTTGCTCTGTCAGTGCGTGTTTACTTGTCTCGTTCAGTGGTATATCTCTGCGTCCTGCGTCCGTCTTAAGCTCGACAATATGCCGCTCTCGCTTTCCGTCCTTGCCCGCCAGATCCTGGATCTGTTTTGTTACATGGATGCAGGAATTATCATAATCAATATCGTCCCATTGCAGAGCGCACAACTCCCCGCAGCGCAAACCAGTTTCTAAAGCAAAGGTTAGGAATGGGGCTTGATGAAAGTATAAATCACTCCTTGCAAACTCCAAAAGGCGCTCCTGCTGCTCTGTGGTCAACGCTCTTACTGTTTTAACTGTTCCCGTAATCTTTCCAACATAATCAGCTGGATTTTTCCTGATTAGATCGTCCGCAACCGCTCTATCAAGACATGTTTTTATTAGTTTGCGTGCTTGGTTAATACATGATTTGGCCCGGCCCTCGCCCGCAAGCTCTGCAAAAAGATCATCCAGAGTTGAGGTTTTAATCTTTGTTATTGGCACGTTTCCGATTTTATCGGACACAATCTTCCAATTCGTTTTATAGTTTTCAATGCTATTCGGCCGGACTTCACGCCGTTTTCTTTCTATGAATGATTCAAAAAGCATGTTTAGCGTAACCTTTTGTGCTTCGCAAGTTCTTATTCCGTCAAGCAGATCATGATTAATGTGTTTTTCTTTCTCCCGAAGCTCCACAAGCGTATTAGCATATAATTGTTTCTCTACGCCTGCTGCGTCTTTAAACCTGAATAAATAACGCCCGTCGCTCTTCCGGTATTGCTCCCCGGGCTTTAGTATTCGCCCTTTGGGATCACAGCGTTTTGCCTTTGGTGTTCTTCCCATTTCTATCTGTCCTTTCTCTGCGACCAACTTCATATCACGGTATGTATTCTCTGATACGCCGATGGACTCCGCTGCTTTGGATGCCGTGCGGATCGGTTCGCTCCGCTCGTTCAAATTTGAACTAGCGGTATTTTGTTTCAAAGTTGACTGCATCTTTTCCGCAGCCTCAACCGCCACCTGCTTCTCAACTGCCAGTGCCATCTGGACTAGTCCCGGCAATCTTGGCGAGTTCTTTTCGGGTGGTCTTTGGTTCTGCCGGGGTATGATCAATTGATCCAACCCCGTTTGTAATATCTGCGCCAATTCTCCCCAGCTCCGACTGCCGTTCCTTCATCTGCTTTGCGATAATTGCCTCATGCTTCAGAGCGATTTCGTTCTTCTGGTCGGTCTGTCTGGCTCTCTGGTTCTTTCACTCCGCTTAAAGAATCCATCAAATCAGATGCAACGCGCTCAAGATGCATTCGTATGCCCCCGATACATTCAGCTAATAATGCTTTGCTCGGTATAGTTACATGACCCGGTGCAAATTCCATATCGTCTAAGTGCATTTCTAGCATCGAAAGCTCTGCAGCAACCCCGTTAATACTGGATATTGCCGCTTCAATCCTATCTTCTGTATCAACTTTAATCATTATCAAATCCCTCTCTTTCAATGTAGTTGAATGTAGTCAAACATAGTTACATATAGTTAAATATCACAGATTGAAATTGTTATCAATATTAGATTGTGATATTTTGGTTTAAATAGTAAAAAGGGGTTTTATTATGAGTGAAAAAGATAAAATACTTCCTACATCAATACGACTTCCACTCGATTTAAAAGAAAAGCTAGAAAAGGCCGCCAAAGAAGATCAGAGAAGTGTAAACAATCTAATCGTGCTGATCCTGTCTCGATGGGTCAAAGAACATGAAAAAGACTAGATTGCATATAATTTAATTATGTGCTATGATAAGTATGTAAATGATTGATAGAGTACCCTTCTTTTTTTTACAAACCACAAACCGCAATCCTGTTCCTATATGCTGTAAATGATTCTCAGAAGCCGCTCGAGGTTAAAATCTCGGGCGGTTTTCGTTGTCTATGACTTCTCCCGTCCGGAATCCATTTTCTCCATAATCTTCCGTTCTGGCTGGCTTGTCCAAGTCCGCTGAAACGAACAAAGCCCGGTTCCTTGATAATCGGCACTATCTACATTTAAAGGTCGATCTGGGATATTAAAATTTCGCAGGGCTTGATGCAAAAAGAAAGATAAAAAAGACTCTCCATCAAAACGGGAAAAGGCTAGCAATGTTGCATGCATGAATTGCTCTAGTACACTATCCCACTGAATCCCGTAACTATTCATTAACCGCTCGCAGTGCGGCCTGATCTCGTTTAAAAGCTGGTCTGATCGGTCCGGATCCCCAAACAGAATACAATCCCGGTATTCTGTCGCGGCGATTTCAATAGATTGATCGTGTTGTACTCTGCGCCTCTTCATAGTCCCATTGCTTTTGTTGCTTCTCTTTCCAGTTTTGCACGCTCCACTTCTTCCGGCGTTGGTGGTGGGTTCCGTCTTAACTCTTCCTGCATCTGTAAATCGTGATACCTTCCAATGTATGAAGGTGATACCTTGTGCCTGTGTGAATAATCCAAAAAATCTAAACCGTCCCGGATTGCTCCCGGCGCTGTCTCCATAAATCTGTTGTATTCGTCTTGCATGGTTTATCTCCTGATATCTTTTTGTTTTTCTGAGATCCCGGCGGGGCAAAGGGTCTTTTTATCCTGCGATTGCTCAAGGGGTTAACCTGTGCGGTTTTTTCCTTTCAGATAAACCCCCGCCCGGGTGCTTCTCCGGTCTGCTGGTCAAGGCTTGCGCCGCTGTCTACTGTGCTTCACTCGTTCCCGTTCCCATCTTTCGCACAACGTCCTGCAATGGCTTATACAGCCTCTGTGCGGCCTCTGGTGGCCTCTTATGCCCTGTTGC